TTTTAATTTGTCTTGAACAGGCTCTAGTTTATTTTGTACTACACCTAACTTTTCTTGTAATGTTTGTGCAGTAGCACCCGGCTCTAAATCATTACCGTCACCTGCAAAACCATATGGGCTAGTGGATAGTGCAGTTTCTCCACGCAATTCTTCTGGTTCTTTCGGGTCAAAACTAACATCTTCTACAACTCCCTCTGGTAATTCTGTAGGTTCTACAGATAAAGGAAAACGCTGATTTGCAAACAGGACATCTACAATTTGCCCGTAAGCTGCCAGCGTTTTTGTCTTTGTTACTTTAATAAATACGCGAGACTTTTCTGCTTCTGTAAACTGCACGTCAGGTCCATACAAACCACGGTAGTTACGATAGGCACGTAACCAACGCTCTTCATCTTGATAACGATAGTCCTCTGATCGTGAATACCTATCTACAACAAAAGGAATAATGCCCGATACATCACTATCTTCAGTGACAGAATCTTCTGTATCTTCCAATGCAATAGCATCATCTTCTATCATAATTTCTTCTTCTGCCATTACGCTTCCTTTGCTCCGACTACCACACATTTGTAGTCTACAGATTTCCAATCACCATCTAAAGGTATATCTTCATGTATTAGTTGTGCTTCTATACATTGTGGTTTTTCCTCAAACCATTGTACAGATTGTTTTATACATGTTTGACTATCAAAACACACAGTTAACATTAATGACCATATAATTTCCATATTAATATCCAAACGTACTATCTGCAACAGCCATGCTGTTTCTTGGGCCATGCCCCGTATCAAAGTCGAATATACTAAACCTTGGTCTGGACATTATACCATACCTTAACGCATCATACAAGTGGTCTTCACTATGTGTATCAATGTCTTCTGGATTTTTCTTGTCCAAAGGGATGGCTGGTAATTGGGAGATAATGTTCGTGCAACTATTAAAGAAAACAAGTCTAGGCTCCTCTGTAAATTCATCTACCTGTAAACGTCTGTGTATTTCGTTTTTACCTGCTACACGACTACCACGGCTTCTATCTGATGGTCGCCACCTGCATCCTTTACTTATCATCTGTTCAGCTAGACTAGGACCAGTATCACCGCGCTTGTGCCAAAGACTGCTATCTAATACACCATACTTAATATTACCATCACCCGCTTCTAAGTTCATTACCATTTCTGCCAAGTCGGTGGCAAGTACTTTACTAACGTACAGTTCTCTGTAGACAATAAGTTGTTCATCGGGAGCAACTGCAAACCAAAGAACGCCAGACTTACTCCCGTAACCATAATCGCAAGCCCTAAATTTAACCCAGTTATTAGGTATATCAAAAGGCTCAACAATATGAATACTACGATCAAACTCTGTAAATGCTGCACCTTCTTTGATATCCCAATCGCCATCTAATAATTGTCTTCGTTGTTGTTCTGGCATAGACAAGAGCATTGCTTCGTAGTCACCCGACTCTGCCAGATAAGGATTGTCAGATAGTCTTGCTGGGATAAACCGCCTTTTGAATAAAGGTTTACCAGCCTTTGCATGTCCTGCGGGATATCGCAAGACTTCTCCTGTTTCAATATCTGTTGCATCGAATGCTCTATTATACACTGCAGGGTCGATGAACATTTTCTTGACCCACCCATGACCTCTACCGCCGGGGTTAGTCGTAGCCCTCATAAAAATTGGCAAGTCTGCTGCAGTGGACCGTAGACGTGACCGCATGTAATTCCATGCATATGGTGTGGCCCATTGGGTCAATTCGTCAAACCCTATCCAGCTAAATGCTAGACCCTGATAACGCAAGACATCATCATCTCTGTCGAGGTATGACATCCACAACCTTGCGCCAGATGGTGCAGTCCACTGCATCTTTCGTTCTGACCACTTAATACCGGGCCAGATTTTTGGGTACAACTCCTGTGACTTAAATACTAGTTCTCTTAGTTCTTCTGTTGTATGTCGCAGTAGTAATCCACTAAATGCAGGATGCCCCATGTATCGTAGTGGGTCTGACAGCATAGCATAACTTTTACCTCCACCAGCACTTCCACCATATAACACTTCTCGTTCCGCAGCAGCTAGAAACTCTGTTTGTGGTCCGGGATTAGGTTTAAATAATATATTAGCATGTTCTTCTACAGATGTATCATACTCTGTAGCTGCTATTTCTTCTATACTAACCCTCTGCTTTGGCTGCGCCTGTTCTTTCTTCTTGGAGTATCTTTGCTTTGGAGATCGCCGTTTCCGCATACTCTGCCCACTTGAGGAGGCTTTTAGCTTGGTTCTTACGCTGTCGCTCATTTAGTAACCGCTTTCTTAATCCTACGTGAGATATGTATCTGCCTGTATTTGTACTAAGCCAGTTAGCTACTTCACGATAACTATATTGATTTACATGGCTACGTGCCTTTTCTAGTAAATCTAGTTCTGTTGATATTGGGTCAAGAATGTCGGGGTCTTGTTCGTTCTTTTTGTATCCAAAAGGCACAGTCCTTGCAATGCGAGGTATCTGTATCCATTCGTTTTGTTCTTTAATATCTGTTGGCTGTGGCAGTTTCCACTTGCCTATGCTTCTACTCATCGTCTTCCACAACAGCTTTAGGTGGCATGAGCATAACACCGCCTGATGCCTCTACCTGCATCTTTTCTGTTTTTACCAAACCTACACGGTCAAGAAGTTCTTTGGCAGCACCCATCTTATCACGTATACCTAACTGTGTTGGGTCATACAGCGCACCTGTCATAGCCATCGCCGCTTTCGGCGCATTACGTGCCATGTACATTTGAGTCGCCTCAAGTATCTCTTCTTTAAGACCTTTAACAATTTCTGAAGTACTAGAAGTGTCAGCATATCCCGCCAGTTTCTTTGCTTGCACCATGTCACCACCCGCTTCTTCAAACAGGACGTTTAGTAGTGCTTGTTGTTTTGCTGTTAGTTGTCTAGCCACTAAACTCTCCATGATGCATAGCGTGGGCTAACATTGTACTTCGTGATTTTACCTGAACTGCCCACCTGCTGTCAAGCATTTCTTTTGCTGCAGTTTCATAATTATCGCTTTCAATAGCAGCCCACATTTTTTTAAATTTGCAAAGACGTGGCACACCCATATTAAATGCCATGTCCATTACTACAAGTTGACGTACAGCGTCTAGCTTGTTAACGCAAGGGTGCGCCCGAACAAGTTCTTCTTCGACTATCTGTACGTCATTCCCTGCTAGATACATAGCATCAGCTTCAGAGATACCATACTCATGGACAGCATCCATATTAGGAATATCCATCCACTCTAGTTCCTCATCCGTAATGCCACGGTCTTCTAGGTTCCTACCGATACCAATAGTATCAATTCCCAGCGTATCTTTATACACTTGAAGGCGTAGACCCTCATGCTTTATTAGTTTCTCAATAAAATCTTCTTTGCGATATTTCATTGCACATCTTTCTTTTTCCCACGGATGATTGCCCGTGTTTTCCATTTTAAACATTGACATTAGTGTTTCTCATGCCCCATCCATACCGCAAATGCACCTGTCATTGCCCCCGTGACCACACTCACTAGTGCTGCTTGTTGACTTGTTGGGTCTGGCAGTGACATGAACCACTCCACTACCCGCCAAGCCGATAGCGACATCCCAATCATCATCAGACGGGGGAGTATTTTCCACCGTAGAAATCTCTCCATTGTTACTTCTGCCACGATTTTTCCTCGCTTGTTCTTCTGTAGTTCTCTCGTGCAAACTCCACTTCGCCACTAGGACTACCCTTTTCCAAATAGCCTAGTAGCACTGCGAACACCAAAGCTGGCAGCAACAATAACACCAAGGCTATATTGATACCATGTTGGCATTGCTTGTAGCTGTGCAAAGCCGTTTGCAACTACTTCTTCCATACCCGGAATGAACGCAAGAATGAGAGGTATAGAGAAAAGAATGGTAAGCCACTCATCTTTCCATGATGACTTACTGCCTTTAGCCATTTCCAAATCCCAGTCAAGTTCGCCTGTAGCTTTTTTTTCCATGATTGTAGCTTCTGCTTTAGCCCGTGCAACTTTTGCACCAGTTTCTGCTTTAGACTTTTCAACTTTTCCATTTAACCACGTTCCCGCCAGTTCTGTTACTGGTCCTATCAATAAACTTAACATTAGCCTCTCCGAAATCTAGCAGTCTTTTTTGCAATGTTTTTAGGCTGCTTTACAAATTGTTTACCTGCAGCCTTACCTTTTCTTTTTGCTCTAGTTGTAGCAGCATATTCTGCACTTGTCAAGGATTTAATTGCAGCAGAGGGCAAATAACGCTCACCTGTTTTAGCAGATGGCTTACCTGATTTTGTACGCCATTTTTGTTTAGTCCAGTCTTTTAAACTTTTTTGTGGTGCTTTCATTACTTTCTTGACTTCTCTATTGCTTGAAATGTTTCTCGTAAACTAGGTGGCTTTTCATTTTTAGGATCATACTTGCATTGTATTTCTTTTGGAAAGTATTCGCTAGTATTCAACCACACATTATCTACAGTATTGTTAGGACCGTAGTATATACAAAGTCTTTCACCATCTATAGTTTGACATCCTTGTAGTCGGCATATCACATATTCTGGAGTTGCATTAGCTGCAAGACCTTTAAGAAATAATATAAACCCTAAAAGACAACCTGCACCAAATAAAGACATCACTATCCATGCCACAATTTCAACAAACTTACGCCTACGTTGCCTTTGTTTGTACAGTGTTTCTTGGCGTTGTTTTCTAATGGTTCCTTCCATTTTTACGAGTTCATCCCATTTGGATTTACCCAGAGTCAAACCAATCCAGTTTTGTAATTCTCTGCGTTGGCTTTCAGCCTTTTGCTTGGCTGCAAATGTCTCCATCGCTTCTTGTTCTACAGACTTACCTGCAAACAGCTTTTTAAATATAGGCGGGTTCTTTGCCTCTTTCTCAAGCATGTCTAGGTCACTAAGTGCGCCCATCCATCTGCCTAAGTCAGATGCCATAGATTCAATATCACGGCCTACTTGAAAGCCTTTCTTGATAGCACCGAATGCAGCACTGGCTGTTGCCATTGCACTAATAGGGTCCATTTAATATATCCTTACGTTGCCGGGGTTAACGTATCTAGGAAGGCAGTATGCAGTAACTAGATTCCCTTGTTTATGTAATGTCTGTGCGTACCAGACACACTCTTTCAAATCTCTAAAGAACAAATCGTTGCTCTCTAGTCTTTTCTCTTCTCCTATGCCTATGAATACAAGAAGTACAAATACATGTTCCACTTCACGACCTGTAACCTCCACCTGCTTTTTTATAAGCTGATGCAAGCATCTGGGCTTTTCTCGCAGACCACTGACCGGGTGCGCCACCTTTACCACCAGCTTTGATGCGATTAAACTGACGTTTTCTCATGGCTGGCTTAGTGTAGTTGCCAGCTTCATTAACTCTACTTTTGCTCTTCGCCGCACCACCCGGCGCAAGTTTAAGCGGTCTAACTGATTTCTTTTTCGCCTTTGCTTTTGTAATCTTCGCCATCTTCCTAATCTCGCTTCTTTATGTTGTGTAGAAATATACATAGATGCTGCCCCTTATTATTAGGCTGCTTCTCTACTACTCCAATAAATAGTTCCATAATCATGTAGTATTTCTTCTCCTTTAGCTATGTCTTGAAGTGCGTAGAACCTAATAAAGTTATCGTCCTCTTCATTTACATCCCACTCTGCATTAGGAGTTTCGCTGTGGTTGTATATCATAGCCAAGCCTAGTGGAATACAGTACAAGTCATCCTCGCCTTCGTAGGGAGAATAAAACATGTAGTCGTGAAGAACACACTCATCGCCTATGTCGTTTTCACTAGAAACCAGATAAGGACATAGTTCTATAGTATCACCTACAGAATAGTCCTTATCCGCAAAAACACCAAGGCCGTGTATTTTAGATTTGTCTACGTAAGGCAATTACTTCTTCTTCTTTGCCATACCGCCACGCATCATCTTTTTCTTCCTAGACATCTTAGGCATACCGCCGCCAGCCATTTTACGTTTCATCATGCCGCCGCCACGCATTTTCTTCTTAGCCATTTTTGCCTTGCCATGCATTGCCATTTCTTAATCTCCTTCTGTCAAGCACTAAAGCATCATATACGTCTTCTGGA